GAAAATATTGTATACACTAATATTGGTAAATAAAATAGTAGGAAGCATAAAACCGCATATTTTATTCCATAAGCGTATTTTTTCTTTATAATACTAATCAATTTTAATAATAATGTCGCACTTATCAATGCAATTATATAAATTTTTAAACACATCATTTTAGCTTTCCACCTTTCTTTTTCTTGTCTTTCTTTCTGGTTTTATTCCTAAAAAATCGTTGATACGTTTTTGAGCTTCTGCAATATACCATTCATAATCTATATTGTCTAATTCTCCTATTTTCTTTCCACGTATGTCAGTGTTAATTATCAATACGTGTTCTGGTGTACCTTCAACTTTATCAAGTGAGCCTATTTCTTTATCTCTTTTATGTTTGAATAAACCACCAAGAGTTTTATCTACACTCGGGAATATCCTGTTCACTTTCTGTACTATTTCGTCTCCTGAATCTTTTTTCCAAGTTGGAGTGTCGTACATATTCCCTAGCTTTTTAATCATTTGATAATCAGTTGCTGGGTTTTCTGGATTGCAAATAGTAGTTCTAATATCTACTCCATTTAAGAAATATTCAACTACAGCTTTGGCAAGAATTGATAGCGTATCCTGTTCATTACCGTCGTCATACTTCGTCACATACGCTCCTTTAACTTTTACCTTTCCGCTACTATCTTTGAATACATAGTTGTTAACGTCTTTTTCATATAAGTTGTCAGCAACAGTTTTCTCTAAACTAAATCTCCAATCTTTTTCCCAGTCTTTACATACTCGGTCGATTGTGTCTTCTGCGTCAGGAGTTAATAATTCTAATGCAATACCGTCAGTATTAGATTGAATTAGTTTGAAATATTCATAGTAGCCATCTGCTCGTATACCTACGTCTTCTCCTTCTGCCAAAGCCCATTTTGGTTTTAATCGTGCTTGTGGTTCTGCTCTATGAAGTCTATAGATTAAATCTAATAAAGATAATTGTCCTAACATACACATTTTAGTATTATATTCGGGGTCATAAATCTTTTTGTATTTATCTTTCATACAACCAGAAGTCGTGTTCAATATAAGTTTATATCTTGCAGCTTGGTCTTTTAGTGCTTTCTTTTCTTCTTTGCTCAACCCTTCGTCGTGCATTTTAGCTTTTATATCCATACGAACTTGAACCATATTTCCAAACGCTTCAACACCACGTTTATCAATTTGTCTTGATAATAAATCCCATTGTACTAATATGTTAGGGTATAGTGAAGATACGTCTACCCAAATAATTTTCTTTCCGTCCTCTGGTCTACATATATAATTTTTAATTCCTCCGTGTACTCCTCCAAGTGCAAATGTATGCTCTACTCCTAATATGTCTATATTCATACTTAATTTTGTTTTATCACACTTTTTAGTGTCCCATTTATGTTTTTCTAACTCACGTAAGGCTTCTAAGAAAAATTCAAATACTGTTTTTATCTCTGGTACGTCCCAATTACAAGGTAACGTTGATAATTGAAAATTCTTTCTCGCTCTAGTATTTACTCCTCTATTCTGTGATAATAATATAGTCTCTGTTAGCTTTGCGTTTGTTTTACATACATAATTTATAGGTAGTCCAAATTCTTTTACAAGTAACATTTTTGTTTTGAATGTATTTTTTCTTTGCTTAAATCTTTCTAATGTACCAAATAAATCAGCTCTGTTATATTTTGCAACGTCATCTTTTTCCTCTTGTGTTAATTTTCTATCTATATCAAATGGTACAACACTCTCTACGATACTCATTCCAATAAAACCTTCTAGCTGTTTTAATGAGAAAAATGAACCGTCCCCCATAACGTCATAACTCAAAATTGGTGATTGATAAAAGTCTGTAATGTCGTATTTCCCTAATACATTGAATACTGGTATATCATAATCCTGTGCGTGAATAACAGAATTGCTACACGCAAAAACTCTGTCCTCGGTAGTTAATTTACCTGACAAAATTCCGTGCAGCAATATATGATCGTAATGTGCAGAATTATAACCTACCCAAATGTTTTCTAAATTCTTTCTGGTGAACGATTTGATTTCATCAATATCCCACAACTGGGTGACTACCCCGGTCTCCTCATCTAAAACTCCGAGTAACGTGTCGTGTTTGAATACCTCAAAATCGTATAATAGCATAGGTTCTCCTCCTTATTATATAGCCCAAAAATTCAATATAGTTTTATCATCTAATATATTTCTTAAATATGTTTTTAATACTGGCTCGGGTCCACTTATGAGCTGTCTATGTCCTCGAGCTTTATTACATATTTGTACTATTGAGCTTTCGCACATATCACTATGGTACTCAATACTACCAATACTACTAGGTAACAGATTATACTTTTCATTTATTAAATCGCATAAATCATCTACACTAGCGTTTTTCTTATCACTATTTACTTTTTTTCTTCCCATCATCTGGCTCCATTCCAAAAACTTTTTGAATAGTTTTCTTTTTCTTTTCAAATGCTTTTTGAGCCTGTGCGTCACTTTTATATTTATCACTTGCATAGTCCTCGATTGATTTCATAGCAGTTTCGTATATACCTTGAACAATATCTATCTTTTGGTCTAAGTATTCAGGCTCGTCCTTATAACATTCTAATATATTCCCCAACTCGTAAATCATTTCTGTAGCAAGGGTGTCCATTGCGATTAGTGTACCCTCTTGAAGTTTACGATTAAATTCTTTCCCCATACGTATAAGCTCTGCATTATATTCTTTTGTTAACCTTTCTTCTGTCATTTTGATAGCATTTTGTATACCCTCTTGATACATCTTAGGGGTCATACTCTCATAATACTTTTTAATAGCAAAATCTTCGCTCGCTTTTTGTAACTTTTTCCAGGTACTACTCATAACTATACATCCTTTCCAAACATTTTAGGGTCGTCTAAATTCTTTTGTAAGAATTCAACCATTGCATTCATAACATCTTGTCTTTGTGAATTTGAGATATATAACATTTTTTTATCATCACCTTCTCCAAATTCATAAGCAAGTAATGCAAACCCAAAATTCTCTGGAAGTTTAGCTTTAATATCTTTTGCAATATCTTGTAGCACAGCATTAGCTTGTTCTTCTCTTTCTGTCATTTCTTTTCACCCCTTTCTAATTTTTTAAATCTACCTAATTTATCTTTAGGGCGTCGACTACTTTCAATTTTGTGCCAACAACCACAAGACCTATAATTACTATATGGATATATAAACTGGTCTTTTCGTAACAATATTATATTACCACAATCACATTCACATTTCCATACACTACGACTTTTACCGTTTTTTCTATATTCCATATGACTAAATCCCAAAACAGTTAAATATCCATATCTGTTCCCAGTTATATCAATCAACTTTTGCAATTTTATTTCTCCCTTCCGTCTTCGCTACCGTCATTTTTTAATTCAACAATAGTAGTTTTCTTAGGGTCTTCGTGTAAATTTCTATCAGCCATCCATTGTTTGAACATATTATAAGCTACGTCTTTGTCTGTTGCATAAAATACTCTTGTGAATGGACGTCTAGTATTGAATATAGTAGATATACTATCAGTAGTAATTTGATAACGTTTCATTGTACTATCTATTCTATCCCCCGCAAGTAGTATCTTATCATTAGGGTCTTGCGTATAAGCGTTCCAAGCTCTTTGCATTTCTATAATAGTATTTGTTTGATATAGTTTTTTCCAAAAGAATATAGCTCCTTTTAATACACGTCTCCAAGTTAAAAAACCTTTGAATTTTATATCGTCTGCCTCTTGAAAACCATTAAATTCCCAGTCGTGTTGTAATTTTCTTTCTACTACATTCAAGGCTTGCTCTAAGTCAAGCATTGCTTGTTGACTGTTAGATTTTGCAATAGTCATAAATATATCTTTTAATTTATCAGTATTTACAAGTACGTCTAATACGTCCTCTAAACTCTCGTCTGGTATTTCACAACCACATTCTCTTAATATTCTAATAAAACTATCTTGGTCAGATAATGGGTCTAACGCTTTCTTTATAGGTTTCATCATAGGGTGTTGCTCTACCTCGCCCCCATTAGCTTTTGAAGAATAATAAGTATTATTATCAGGCACTGTTAATTCTGGTTCAGGTTCTACTGGTTTTTCGTGTCTCTTATTTTGTCCTTCTATCGCTCTATCTATTCTCCATTTTTCTTCATCGGATAAATCTAAATAACGAATATATGCTTTTCCTCTAGCTTTCATATTAGCTTTTCTTCTCGTACATCTTACACATACTCCGTGTGAGTTTAATTCTTCTACCTCTTTTCCACAATCTACACATATTTTTTGGTTTTCGGTCTCCATTTTTCTTCTCTCCTTTTTCTTCTCCCTATATCTTAATATTTCGGGTTTAATGAATTGAGTTATAGGCTTAAATTTATCTTTTACTTCTAATACCGTAATTGCTACGTGTGTACCTTTATTATATATAACTTCAATGTCCCCGTCAGTAATATACCCTATCTGGTTTGATTTTCTGGTCGTATAACAGCAATGTCTATACAGTGCGCAATCGTGAATTAAATCATCTTTTCCATACCACTTGACACTACTTCTCATAATATTACTCGTATTATATTTCATATCCACGTCTTTTCTTTCTAATAATCTTTGTCGTGCGTGGGGCGACAATTTCATATCTTTTGGTAATCTCATAACTTCTCCTTTCTTATTATATAATATATTGGGGGCAAAGGGTATTGTTTCATAAGTTATAGAAGCGGTCTCACACTTCTAGCTCCTACCCTTTGCATAAGGATTTCCTGCGTCCCTATATCTATATTATACAACAATATTATCAACAAGTCAATAGGTTTGTTGTCTTTTTTCTAAAAAATTTTTACGCTCGTGTTTTGTGTAAAGTCGAGCGCTATTTTGGTTAGTTTACATAACGCTACAACCCTAGAGCCTACTGCGACAGCGGGTTTTCTAAGGACAAGAGATTTTTTGTCTAAATTTCATAAAATCTATTGAAAATTTTTATAAAAAATGATATGCTATGTATGAAATACAAAATGAGAAATAGGAGATTGGAATGAAAGATTATAGCGATAGCGAATTTTTTGACGCTCCTTATAGGGGTGTCACTAGCGTTCTAAATGCAATTTTTGGTAATAAATTTGAAAAAATGGATATTCCAGAGAGAATATTAAAAGCAGCAGGAGAAAGAGGTACTGCGGTGCATAAATATATTGAAGATTGGTTAGGTTGGTATGACCGTAGGTTTAAGCCAGAAGACGAGTTTGAGCCTCACTTAGGTCTTGAATATACACAATATGAAGCTCGTTTCAAAGAGTGGTTAGAAGAAAGAATAGACTGGGATATACACCCACTATATACAGAGCAACGTATTATAAATAAGAAGTTAGGTGTAAAAGGAATAATAGACTGTATAGCTGTCGTAAATGATAAAATATGTATGATAGACTGGAAAACAAGTAGTAACTTAGACGAGTGGTCGACCGAATGTCAACTTCAATTATATTATATGATGTTATCAAAAGGTAATAAAGAGCAAAGAGACTTAGCGAAAAAGATAGATGAATTAAGATGTTTGAGCCTTACTAAAACTGGTTATCGTTGGTTTAAATTTCCAATAGATAAAAAACTAGGTAATGCTATATTAGAATTATGGAATAAACATTTTAGAGAAATAGCAGAGGCAGAGAAAGAAAAAGAAAGAAAAGGTATAGTAAGGGAGCCAGTGATATTATGAAAGTAAAAAATGTTAACTTAGAATGGTATGTACTTCGTTGGGATTTTAATACTAAAAAAGTAGTAAACTATAATATATTACAATGGAGAAAAGAAGATATAGCAAACGAAGTAAGAAGGAAAAGCATTCATAATAAAAGTATATTACGTGAATATCTAAAAACTGTATTTATGTATGATTACTGGAGTAAAACAGAATGTGAATTTTATGTTTCTGATTTGCACGGAGACGATTATGAAAAGATTGATATATGGAGACAAATTGAACCGAATTTGAACCTTATAGTTGAGTATGTAAATTCAAAGATGGACCTAGGACTGGAGTAGGAGGTACGCGTATGGCAGATGTCGTTTACAGTAGTATGAAACGAGATAATACCATAAATCCTTACAGTCATAGAAAATTCACAAAAGCAGATTGTATGGAATGGTTAGATAAGTTGGAGGACGAAAGTGTTAACTGCTGGATAATAGACCCGCCCTACAACGTATTAACAGGTAATATGAAGAACAAAAATGGAGCAGCAATATTCCATTCACGATACACAGCACAGGTCTCTCCTAGTGAGAGTGACTTAGAAAAAGGTATGGTAACTCCTAGATTTGAAGTTGCTATTCCGTGGGAAGAAAAATCTAAATTAGAAGACTATAAAAATTATTGCTATACTTGGTATTGTAAAGCTCATCAGAAATTAGCAGACGATAGTTTTATGTTCATATTTTGGAGTATGAAATATTTATATTTGGCGTATCAATTATTCGACGTCAACCGTGTAATATTTTGGCAACAACCGAATATGATAAGTAGTATAACAGGTGATTTTAGTTATGATATAACACCAATTATAGTAGTAAGAAAAGGTAACGCAAGATTAAATAAAAAAGCAAAACTATGGGATAAGACAAGTGTACTAAAATTCGCTAAACCTCAAGGAAATTATAGGGATGATAAACTAGCCCACCCTTGTCAAAAACCTAGAAAATTATTAGAGCATTTGGTATGGCTATCAGACGCAGACCAAGAGGGTTGTGTCATTGGGGACTTCTTCGCAGGTTCGGGAAGTCTCTTACGAGCAGTGAACCAAGCGGACGTTATTCTTTGCGATATGAATGACGAATATTACGATAAATTCTTTGACACCTATGTAACTGATATGAGAGTTTATAAATGTGAAAAAGAAAAATGGATAAAATAAGTAAGTAGTAGAAAGGTAGGACGATAGAATGTTAAAAATAACTAAACTTGATTTTGAATTAGGAAAAAATACAGAGAAAATCCCTAATGGTCTATGGTATGTAGTTGCAGATTATGTGAAAAGAGGGGAGGATTCTTATGATAGGGCGAAACGTAGATTTGCAGTCACCACTATTGTATCTGAATTGAACGAGATACGTGAGCGTGATGACGTTGAAGAAACTGACTTTCGTCTTATTTTAATGGCTGAAATAAATCAGATATATGCTAACTACAAGAACCTGACCATCTTTGAACAGGATATAATAAAATATATCGCTGAAATATTTAAAGTTCTAACAGATGGAGGTGTTTTATAATGAGCAAAACAATAGAGTTTACTTTCTGCGAGTTGCCAGAAACACCTCGTGAATTTAATATTGAAAAATTTAAAGAACACGACCCAGAGCAAATAAAATTATACAACGATAGTAAAGCACCAAGACGTAAAAAATTATTAAGTTATGACGATTTGAAAATAGATAGTGGTGACGGTCCTAATTATGCCAGAGTTGTACCTGATGATTGCGTGTTCATAGATTATGATAACGCTACTGAAGCAGCTGAAATGTATGAAATCATCATACGTTCTAAACTAAAATGTTTAATATTAGAAACAGTAAAGGGTTATCATTTTTTATTCCGTAAACCTGATTTTTATAAAAAAGAAATGACTAGAGCTACTAACTGGTTTGGTTATACGTTTGATACTAAAGGTCCAGGTAGTGTTCAAATTATAAAAGTGTGTGGTATGGAGCGTGACGAAAGAGCTAGTTGGAGACCTAGTGAGTTAATCGCACCTAAAGCTATAAACATTGAAGATTTGGACATACTTCCATACTGGTTATGGGGAAAGTTAAAAGATACTGAATTACATAAGGGCGGAAAAACTGGTGACAGGACAAAAGAAGACGCAGTAACATATACGCTGAAAGATAATCCGTTCACAACTTTGATGAAGATGACCGAAGGCTCAAGACATAATTTCATAGTTGAGCGTTGTAGTTATTTTGGTTTGAGTAATGGTTTTGAAATGAGTGAGTTTAAGGCTTTAATTCAAGCTATACACGACCAATATCTAGTTAAAATTGGTACAGCTATGAGTGATAGTGACTTATTTGGAGACCTACCTAAACGTTGGGAAGACTATGGAGCAATGTTATCTTCCGAGGGTTGGGATTATGACGAAAAAGAAAGACATTGGAAGAAAGTAAAATCAAAAGACGATAAAAAGATAGACGAACGTAGAGCAGCAGAATATTTATTTAAGCAATTCGACTTCTATGGCACAGGAGCAGGAGATGACGGACTTTTCAAAAAGTTATTCTATAAAGAATTGGAAGGTCCCTATGATTATAAGACCGATTTGACCGTACCAAGACAAGCGTTGAAAGACCACAGTGAACAGAATTTCAAAGAAACGTATTTCAAAGAAGTGGAGGTGCAGTTAATGCAAATGTGTGCAGCTAATAGCAAAATAATAAGACGTAATGACACTTATGTAATTTGTAAAAATAAAATATTATCTTGTATAGCGCCAGACGCATACGACTTTTCTTGGCTTGGCACTAGACCTCCAACAGACGTAATATTTAGGTGGAATTGGTATCCGAAAGAATGGGTTGAAGAACACGAAGAAGATTTGGGTAAAAACATAACTTGGTTTATATCTCAATTATCAAGAAATTCAAAAGGTATTCCTCAACCTATGGTTCAAGATTGGCTTTGGGTAATAGCTGGGGCTAGTATGATACCTGCTAATCAACTTCAAAAGATAGTAATACTTGCAGGTGGAGGACAAAACGGAAAATCTCTTTATACCTCTCTAATCAGACTATGTTTGGGTGAAGATATGTTTAACGAGAGTAAAATATTTGACAGTAACCCTCACGATAATAAATTTTGGGGTGAAGACCTAGACCACGGTATTTTATGCGTAATAGACGACTTAAATAGAGTATATAATAGAGACGCATTTTCATATATTAAAGGTGGTGTAACTGGTACAGATACTGTTTATATAAATGAAAAATTCAAACCTAAAAAGAAACTAGACGTGCTACCTCAGATTATTGCTTGTACTAACTTTGAATTTGAACTATATGATAAATCAGAAGGTATGCGTCGTAGGGTAAAAATACTACCTACTGAATTCCACGTTGATGACTCAGTGAAAGATGAATTATTGCAGTGGAAGCTAGTATTGAACACAATGGATAATGCAGCAGTTGCAGAATACAGAATGAAAGAGAGTGCTTATGGAGACAGAGGTACTAAAGTTATGAAAATGCACACAAGAGAGACTGGTGTATTAGATAGTTTAGACCACGGAAGTTTGGCTTGGTTTGCAAATAAAGCTAGATATATGTATATAGATTGGATGTTAGGAAAATTAAAACTAGAAGATACTGACGATATGAGAGAAAAATTAGAAGGTACTTTCTCTGGTGGATTTGACGCCGAGCTAGAAGAATTCCTAGAATGGTATGTGGTTGAACGTAAAGAGGATATTTGGACAAAAGAATTATATTTAGAATATCAAGATTGGCACAGTGAAATGGCAACAGGAGACCAAGCTATGAAAGAAAAAGCATTTTCAATGAAACTTGGTAAAACTATAAGTAAACTAACTGAAAAAGGCTATGAGCTTGAAATGAGGAAAACTAGAAATGATAAAGGTATGAGCTTAAATAGATTATTTATAGGAAAGAAGGAAGAAGGAAAATGAAAAAAGTAATTTTATTGTGCGTAATTTGGTTGTGCGGAGGGTTTCTATCCGCACTTCTAAAAAATCTAAAAGTGAACGACCGGATTTATTTACGGCTTACATTTTACAATCGGTTATTTTAGTTGTTTAATAATGTATTGGAGGGGAGTGAATATATGCCTAGAGGTAAAAGTAAACGAGGAAAAGAAGAAGTCTTTGACGCAGAAGAACTAATTGGTAGTTTTATGAAAGGCGATAGACTTACAGACGACGAGAGATACAAAAAGACAGTTGATAATATATACAGAAAATTAAAACCTATTTGGCTACAAGAATGCAAAGACGCAATGTGGTTATTACAAGACGATTATGTTAAAACAGTTGCAGATATAATTTATTTAGACGACCAGATGGGGGGTAATTTAGACCCGACTTCACTTTCTGCTGATAAACAAAATTTATTGGGCTGGAAGCAAGTTCAATCTGTAATAGAAAAATACAGAGCGCAGGATTATAGTTTAGTTGACCAAGACGGAATTAAAGCAATATTAAGTAGTATTATAAAAAACAAAAACGCTCGTGACGCTGATAGATTAAAAGCAATAGAAATGTATACTGGAATGTACTCAGGAGAAGGTATTGAAGGTGTTACATTTGTTAATGATTTATACAAAGGAAAGTTTAAGCCAGACAGTAGTGATGAAGATGAAGAATCAGATGAATAAAAAGTGAACAGAAAGAGGTGTTTAGCTTGAAAGTATTAAGTTTGTTTTCAGGAATTGGTGCATTTGAATTAGCACTTAAACGAATAGGTATAGACGTAGAACTTGTAGGGTTTTCGGAAATTGACAAGTATGCTACAAAATCTTATTGTGCAGTACACGGTGTTTCAGAAGATTTGAATTTGGGAGACGTTAGTAAGATAGATTTAGATAAATTAAAAGATTTAGATATAGATTTAATTACCCACGGTTCACCTTGTCAGGACTTTTCGATTGCAGGTAGACTTGCTGGAGGAGACAAAGGCTCTGGTACTAGGTCGTCGCTAATGTGGTGTACTGTTGATATAGTTGAGGTAGTAAAACCTAAGTATGTGGTTTGGGAAAATGTAAAGAATTTATTAAGTGCTAAAAACAGACATAATTTTGACGGTTATTTGGAAATTATGGATAAGCTCGGTTATAACAGTTATTATAAAGTGTTAAATTCAAAAAATTATGGTATTCCTCAAAACAGGGAGCGTGTGTTCACTGTATCAATCAGGAAAGATTTGGGGTTAAATTATAAATTCCCACCAGAAATCGAGTTAACTAAAAAACTTAAAGACGTATTAGAGGAAAGTGTTGACGAGAAATATTATTTAAGTGATAAGCTAATCGCTGGGCTAATAGCAAACACTGAACGACAAAAAGCGAAGGGAAATGGATTTGCATTTGAAACTACTGACGGAGACTGTGTGGCAAAGACTGTAACTACTAGAGTTGGAGCGTGTAGGTCGGGAGATAACTATATTCAAGTTGTAGGAAAATTAGACATAAAAGGACACGACTGCGTTAAGCGCGTGTATTCTGGGGAGGGTATTGCTCCCACCCTTACTGATATGCAAGGTGGTAATCGTCAACCAAAGATTGTTGTCAATGAACCAGTTATTGCCGCAAGCAGAGGACGAAATCCTGATAATCCTGGTGATAGAACTCCTGGTATTCCAACTGAACAGAGATTGGAAATAAATAGACAGGGAATTAGTAATACAATAACAACAGTACAAAAAGATAATTATGTTATAGAGCCTTGTTTGAAAATAAAAGAAGCCACGAAAGCTGGTTATAAAGAGGCTTACGCAGGAGACGGTGTTAATATTTCTGGAAGAATGAAGTATCAAAGAGGTAATGTTCAAAAAGAAATGACACAGACACTAATGGCAAATGGAAGTGAGAGGGGTGTTGTTACCCCGGATATGCGTATTAGAAAACTAACTCCAAGAGAATGTTGGCGTCTAATGGGATTTGGAGATGAAGATTTCAATAAAGCACAGGCTGTACCTACTTCGGACACGCAATTATATAAACAAGCAGGTAACTCGATTGTAGTGAATGTACTAGAAGCGGTGTTCAAGAATTTATTTGGAGTGGAAAAAGAAAAGAAATCGTGGTATAAATAGTGAAGAAATGGGGTGATTAGTATTAGTAGACGAAAAATGAGTGATATTATTTTGCCGAATTACTGGGACTTACTCGAAGACGGAATAGGTGAACAGCTGGAGAGAAGTCGTAAAATGTTTTTACGTGGTGGACGTTTCTCTGGTAAATCTTACTGGGCAGCTCATCATATAATTTTAACACTTCTGGCTTTGGCTAGCGTTCACAAAGAGGGCGAACCCTGGGCGTGTTGCTTGGCACTAAGAAAATATAATAATACATTAAGAACCTCTGTATATGCTGAAATTGCTAATGCTATAATCAATTTAGGAGTTGAAGATAAGTGGCAAATGCTTACTAACCCTATGGAAATCAGGCTAAAGGGAACTAAAACAGTTATTAAATTCGCTAACTTAAATACTGCTGAGGACTATGGAAAAGTAAAGAGTATAAAGTGGCCCGGAGGTTACTGTAGGTTAATATGGTTTGAAGAAGCTGACCAATTTCAATCTAAACACGACGTAGACCAAGTATTACTTTCTTTATATCGTGGTGGTGACATATTTGAAACTATATTCACATACAATACACCGTTTAGTCCAAGTCACTGGCTTAATATTGGTTGGAACAATGCGAAAGAAATGGCAATCGAAGAAGTAGATAGAGACGAGGACAGAAAAAGATTAAGTGAAAAGGTTTACTTCAAACACGTTAACTTATATGATATTCCAAGAGGTATCGTACCACAACAAGTTTATGATATGGCTGAAGCAATGCGTGAAGAAAATGAACAGGAGTGGAAGCACGTCATAATGGGAGAGGTTGGAGACCCGGCTACTATGGTATTCCCACTACTTAGACCTGTTAGAGTTGGAGATATAGACACCTCGGAATTTGGTAATGGTCCTGAGTGCTGGCGTTGGCTCGTTGGTATGGACTATGGTTATAGACCTGACCCTACTGTATGTGTAGTTGTAGGTTATAATAAAGTTAAAAAGATATTATTTATAACTGACGAAGTAAGAGGTATCGGTTGGTCAGAAGACGGTATTTATATGAACGTCGCTGAGATGTTGAAGCGTGGCGGAGGCTTATTTGATAGGTCGGTTAATATATCGTCGTTAATAAACTCTGAAATAGATAATAGAATTATCGACGGCTTGAGAAGTAAGGGGTTGAACATATACCCGGTTAAGAAAGTATCGGGTTCGAGAGACGTTAGTTATCAATTTCTTACTGGTGGATTTGGCGATGTTAAAGAAATCTGGATTGACTCGGAAAGGTGTCCTGGTTGTTGGGCTGAGTTTGTAGGTGCTGAATTTTTGAGACGTGATATAGGTGGAAAAGAAATAATAATTCAAGAATGGCCCAGTGTCAATGACCACGGAATTGACGCAACGCGTTATGCGACAGTAGATTTATGGTCTGGCAGAGCTGTTACTGGAAGTAAGAGAACTTTATTATAATGGAGGTGATTTTATGGGCGGTTATCATTGGGAGCAGATAGTAATGATGTTATTAGATAAAATAGAAAATATGAAAGCTCACGAAGACGAAATGAACCATATGATAGACGATTTACACGCTGAAAACGTAAGACTTAATCAATTATTAAGAGATAAGGAGTAGAATAACTATGATTGGTGATATGCTGAACAATAATAAGAGGCGTAATGTGTGTACCCGCTTAGACCAGCAAATGTATTTGGGTAAAAAATATAGGCAAGACAAGAAGACCCGGCTACTACGTTTGTACTTCTGGAGATAGAAAAAGACTTCACGTGGCTATGTGGGAAGCAGAAGCGGGTATGAGTGTCCCGGTTGGGTGCGTAATACACCACGTAGACTGGATTAAGACACATAATGTGATTGAAAATCTGGTTTGCGTGTTGGTAAGTGAACACGAGAGGATACACAACACTCCCGGTGGACGTGAATTTGGAGAAAAATTAAAAAAAGAGAGAGGACTAAATTGTCCTCCCGGTCTATAAATTCATAATAGAATGGGTCGTTCATAGTGTATGCTATTCGAGCGACTATTTCTTTTACTAAGTCGTCGTCTTTATACCCGGACTGTTGTTGTAGTAAGTCGAATACTTCTTTAGTGGGTTGCGACGTACGAAATGTTTTACAGACCATTTGTGGTTGAGATATGTACTGTCGTTCAGCCCCGGTACGAATGCGATTTGCGATTGGTGAGTTATGATTATACGAATATGACGGAAGTAATGTAACTTTAATGCGAGTTCGTATTTCTTCGTTAATGGTGGTGTGTTGCCACGTGGCTTCTGACGTGAGGTCACGATATAAATTTTTTGGTATTTTGACATTTGGTATGACGGTCATTTTTTATAGTATCTCCTTTCTTCTTTTATAATATGCGGTTGTGTCGTTAGTTAATGTTGGTGCGCCTGTTGGATTTTCTGGTGTGTAGGTTGGTTTTATGAACGTACCCGGGAATGTAACTTCCATTGTTTTTTGGTATGCTGGTACATATACTTCTAATAGATATGCGATTTGTTGTCCGAGTGTACGGTGGTCTCGCTCTGCCTGTTCTTTTAGAATTTGATAGGTGTCTTCTGGTAGCCCGATAGTAAATCTTTTTAATGCCATTTTTATTCCTCCTTTCGATTGTTTATAAATAATTGATATTGTTTATAAAACACACGATTTTTCTGGTGCGTTTTACACCATACCATTATATATGGTTAAATAAAATTTGTCAAGAGGAAATGCGTTAACCAAAAATAATGGTTTGGTCGATTTTTTATTACGAACGGACGTGTGTTGCTCTGAGCAAAGCAACGTTAAAAAATATTGATATATCAATGGTTTGAGCGATTGCGTTGATTTGCTTTATAAAAACCCCACAAGGAGTATATTTTTACACATTATTGACTTTATCTATCTACTAAAAATATATGAGAAGTTAATGTTTTATCAACAGCAGAGCAACATCACAGTATATCATTGTTGATAGAGTAGGGATAGACCCCGTTGACCTGCGATTGCTCTGCTTTTATTTAACACCATATCATTGCTCTGAACAGAAAACCGGGATATATTGCTGCTAAAATAAAAAATAGCCTGTTGATTTGCTTTTTTATAAACAATTTTTAGCAGAGCAACGCCTAGAAAGCAAAGCAACACAGACCTCAAAAAATTCATTCTCAACACCAAGAAACCTGTTGTCTAAAGTGAACACCCGTGGGGTAATTTTTAATTATGCCGGGGTAAATTTAATACACACAAAAATTAAAAATTTTCTGTCGAACCGTGTCGAAAGTGAACAGAATTCACGGATATAAAAAAATAATTGGGAGATATAAATATCTCTCCTGGCATTCTTATATCCCGTTCACTTTTATTTGATCATCTTCCCTGATTGATCAAATTCAAAGCTCGTTAAGTATTCACTATTATAGTTTTCTTCGTCCCAAGTTTCAATTTCTACTTCTGTAGTATGGTCATAATCGTCAAATTCGATAGTCCATAGTAAGTTTTTGTCTGTTTGAAGATATGCAAGCAACTCATCAAACCCTAATTTGGCTTTTTCATTTAATAAATCATAGTAATTCATAAAATTCATCTCCTTTCTAAATTATTCCTGGCATTCCCTTCACGTTAAAAGTGAACAACGCCGGGGTAAAATCAATACACACCGGGGTAAAATACCCACACACGCGACACACATATAAGAACATTTGTTCTGGGCATAGGCTCAAAAAAGAGGAAGCTCTAGGCTTCCCCGTCTTTTTTAGTAACAAACAGTCTATAATTTTTATGTCCTTTGTAGCCCATAATCACACCTTGATTAGATACGGCTAACCATTCACTCGCTCTTAATGGCTCGATATATAATTGTTTTGCGTCGTGAATACTGCACCCTAATACATTGGCTACTGCACTTGTTGATAATCTTCCTCGCTCTGCTACTCTTTGCATTATTAGAAATTCTTTATCGCTTAAACCAGTTGCACCGTTAATTGCAAACCTTGAGTCTAATAAACTGTTCACTTCCGCTTCACCTGCTGATTTTAATTTTTCGGATTTAATTGCTGACTTCATAGATTTCGCAAGAGATAATGCTGTACGAGGTACACCCTTAGCCGCCCTTACAATACTTGGTAATGCTTCTTCGTCTAGGTCTGGATTAACATTGTGTACGATTTGTTTTAGTTCGTCTTCTGTATAGTTTTGAAGTTCTACAAATTTACAACGATTAACAAATGCTTCTGGTAAAGGGCTTAATATATTTGTTGCGAATACAAACCTTGCCTTTGGTAATTCTAAGTCCATACATAAGTCTGTATCGTAAAATGTACCCTTATCAATTATCTTGTAAAGTCCTTCAAGTACCTTTGGTTGAAGACTGTGGATTTCGTCGAAGAATAATATGTCACCGTCTTCAGCTTCCTTGATTGGCTTCAGCATACTGTTCAATCTGTCCCCTCTCATTTGAGTCGTATCAACTGTCTTAGCACCAAGGCTTTCAGCAAACATTGTCTTACCATATCCTGATGTACCATAGATTAGAAGCGGTTGAGTTTCATATTTATACCAGTCTGTTATTGCTCTCTTGGCTCTGTCTTGTCCTACTATCTTCTCGAACATACCAATTCCTCCTTTCTTCCATATATTATATCATATTTATTGTAGTATGTCAATACTGTATCATTCATACCTGGCATTCCAGGTGATGTAATCCTGTTCACTTTAATCCTCTCCTTTCTTATCCTTCCCAGAGTCTCTTTGCCCACGCTGCTGGGTTTGGTTTTAGTTCATCCATACTCCAGTGTGTCCATTCTTTTGTTTTTGCATCATATTGCAATCGGCCACAGTTTGCACCCCAGTCCTCGTCTGCATACTGTAAATCTAAATCATATCCTAGTTCAGCTAGCTTCGTTGCTATTGGTACTGCAAATGACCAAGCTGTTTGGAAGTACATTATTATATATGTCTTACCTGTGTATGTATACCCGTCGTATGCACCCCACTTTGTATTCCAATATCTGTTTCTCCAAGTGTACCAATCAAACCAAGGTCTGTCTTTTACTTCTGCTACGTGGCTGTCCTTGTTCACTATACAGTCTGCTGGACAATCTTTTTTGAGTCTAGGCTCTGGTATAATTAAATCGAAATCTATTATTCTATCTCCTTCTTCTGTAATCATTGTCAACTTATCTAATACATATTGAAGTTTATCTTGTGGTATGTGTGAAATCTTCCATTTATTCATTACGTGGTTTGGCATATTACACCACCTCCTTTTTAGTTATTGTTATAGTATCGTGAAAATATATTTCATTGTCTATGTTGCAAACTTTATAACTTGCTGTTTGAGTCTCCTCATCAATCTGTTCACTTTCTTCCAGTTTGCTGGGGTCGCGAACCCACTCCCTCATATCAAGTCCTGCTGACCTGGCTAAATTCTTAAAACTGTTCAGTGCGTCCCCGAAGGAAGCGTATGCTTCTGTGTGATGGATTAGCTCACCATCCCAGCAACCTTCTTCCTGGATTATAAATATAAATTCAGGATTAAGTTCGTGAAGCACATTGTGAACAACCTTCGCTAAATGATCGTCACGTTTTGATAGTGCATTCTCTACATAAGTTAATCTTTCAATATCTTTCTTTGCTATTCTCATATCATTACCCCCTTTATATTTCTGGTATTACTCTTACACCTATACAATTCCA